CCACCTGCAGGGATCGGAGGAGCTGTCACCGACCCCCACAGCGGACGCTTTTCTCCGCTTACGAACTCTGCTTTGTATGCGTAGGACATGAGATTAAGCCTTCCCCCCACCCTCCACTATCGGATCGCCGTAGCCACTGGAGGTAACGTAACCCTGACCGATCGCTTCGACTATTGGATCGCCGTACCCGCTCGATGTGGTGACAACGAGGAATCCGGGCGGAACCGGAACGACCTGCCGTACCGGTCTGCCGATCCATACTGACCCGCGTACGGGCGCGGAATAGGACGCTCTGCCCACCAGCATCGGGCGCGGTCGATTGAGCAGCGTTGCCTGCAATGGCACGAGCCGCCCGATCGTCGAGACTACCTGCAATCGTCTGTGGTATGCCGGAGCAGACCGCAGCATCGGAAGCAGGCGTGCACTCGATCTGCCTACCGCCCGCGCCGCCGGCAGAACACGCGAGCGTGTCTGAGGCGGTGTGAAGGCTCGTCCCTGCACCGATGCCCGCAGAGGCGTCTGGTGTGGCTGCACAGCACGCACCACGCGGGTAAGCGATACCAGTAACGCCCGCCCACGCAGGGGCGCAAAAGCGGACGAGTACGCCATAAGGGACGGACGCAGGAACCGGGACTGATTGACCGCTTTAACCGTGCGTCTGGCGATCGGTATCAGCGTAGCCTGACCGGGGAACGGCATGAACTTGAGTTGAGACGCTCTTACAAATACCGCCGGTTTTCGCGCCCTTGTCGGCATTCGCAGGATGCGTCCAAGAGCCGCATAGAACGGCGCGAGCAGACGCGGAGCCGACAGCAGCCGAATGGGTTGTCGGTGTATCTGAGTGGCGTTACGTCGCACTGGAAGCGGCAGAACGCGAGACGTCGTGTTGGAACGCAACGCCACAGGGAATCGTAGAGCCTGCGCGATCGCCCGCACGACTATCGGACGTCCCTGAAACCGCTTCGTCTTGAACGGCAGAATGACCGCTTTATAGGTCTGTACCGGCGGTATGTGTTTCAGACGCCGGAAGGCTCTCAGCACCGCTACCGGACGCTGGTATACGGGCGGAAACACGCGCCGGAACAGCGGGATCAGGAAGCTGTCTGTCGGTGCAGGTCTTTGCGGCTGAGCGCGTGCGAACAGCATCCGCTTGACGCCGGGGAAGTTGACGACCGGTACGAATTTGACCGGAACCGGCAGAATCCTCGATTTGACAGGCGGCGGCAGAACAGGCGCACTCACCTGCCGCAGAATCGGACGGACGCGGTTGATATTGACCTGCACGTACTGTGCAGGTGGATTGGGCAGGAACCTTGCTTTTCCGCGTAACCCCGGATAGGGCAGTACGGGAGCCTTCGAGATACGCAGAACAGGTCGAACACGGTTGATGTTAACGACCGGCGGCATCATTACCGGCGGCATTACTATCGAAACATAGACAGGCGTCGGCGTCCACGTCGGACGCGCTTTCAGAACAGGTCGAACACGGTTTATATTGACAACCGCTGCCGCAATCGGTTTCGGCAGGAACGTTGCTTTGAAGCGCAGTCCCGGATAAGGCAGTATAGGAGCCTTGGAAATACGCAGGACGGGACGAACGCGGTTGATATTAGTGACAACCACCGAAGTGGGCGGCTTGGCAAGAAAGAACGAGTCGTAGTTTGGCGTCGGCGTCCACGTCGGACGTGCCTTGAGTACCGGGCGAACGCGATTGATGTTGACTGCTGCCAACCGTATCGGCGTCGGCAGAATACGCGCTAAGCCGTAAAAACTGGACGGCAGTACGCTTCTGCCTGTCAGTACCGGGCGCGTCCTGATCACATACTTTGGAGTCGGAACCGGCAGAACGCTTGACTTGACCGGCGCGGGTGCAAGCAGGGGGAGCCTGCCACGCAGAACGGGACGAACTGCCGCAGACGGAGCGGCAGGCGGGACATAGGGGATTGTTGGCAGGACGCCGGACGCGTCTAATGCCCACACCTCCATGATGCCGATTTGCGCGTTGACGCCGTTTCCACTGGCATTATCGCGCACCGAAAAGCGTATATAACGTGCCGTGACGGAAAGCGAACCGCTGTCTTTTACGAAGGCAAGGGCATACGTGCCTGTTCCATTGCCTTGCACACTCGTGGTTATGTTTGTCCACGCAATGTCGTCTGTGCTGTACTCCAGCGCAAGGGTTTTGGAACCCTCGCGCTTGTACACCATTTCGACACCGATGACGGTCTTATTAGAACCGAAATCGAGTTTGGCAGTCGCCTCGATAATGCCGTTAACGGCACCGGAAAGCTGATACCCCGTGCCTGCCCCGGCGTTTGCCGTTGACTGCACATTATCGCCATCGTGGAGCGTGGAGTCGGCGACCCATGTGCCACTGTTCGCCGCGACTTGATAACCGGGCGCGCGCGACGGATAGCCTACCGCCATCTTTGGCGGGATACGCAGTAGTTGCGGGCGGCGTATGCGGACGGCTTGTAGAGGTCGATATGCCATTTATTAGCCCGTCCGGTGTCTGTTCAATGCGAAAATGTGCCGCCCCAATACTTCTGGGGCGGACTTGCGATCTCTTACAAACGACGAGGACTATTCCTCGTAGTCGAACTCAGCAACCAGCGTCGGGGTTGCAACCGATGTCATTTCGATCTGCAGGGACTGACCGCCGGGAATCTTGTATTCCTGACCGAACGGTGACTGCCACATGACGCCGGATTGCGGCTGCACTTCCCACATTACACCACCATCGGTCGGGGTTGTCGGCTCGACCGTGAAGTTCACAAACGCCGTAGACTGAATCGTTTCCGAGTCGGACGGGTCATTTTTGCTTGGCGTACCCGCCGTGCCGGTTCCAAAGGACGCCGCACTACGCGTCAGTCGGACTTTGACGGGGGTATCCACACCACCGGCAGGGGATTTGCCGGTAATGACGATGTTTTTGACGATCAGCCTCTGCTGTGCAGGGGCTTTGATCTGCAGGACGGTTTTAGCCGTTGCCGCCACGAGCGCGACCTCACCTGAGTTAACGTGAATCTGTACTCCAGACATGATAGATTGCCCTCCAGTAGGCAGAAAAAAAGCCCCGCCTGTGTAGGGCGTGGGCGGGGTTGATGACGAAAAGTGTAAAAACTCAGCAAATATCGAGCGCAAAAATGTTCTGTTGTCGGGCAGACAGCATCGGGTACGGGAGCGGTGGCTGTGCTGCACTCGCCAGACTCTCAAAGAGCAGGTTGTCGAAATAGGCTTTATCGGTTGTCGATCCCTGTGTAACTGAAACGCCAGCATAGCCGACGGCGGCAGAAATTAGTAGGTCTGCGCCCGTAATTGCTGTTACGAAACCTGCCTGCCATGTACCCGCGCCAGTTAACCAGAGCCCATCGCTGACACGCTGCACATTGGCAGTTTGTGCGCCCGCATTGGTTACAATCTGGAGGATATACTGCGTGTTTATCGCAAACGTTGCCGACGTGCCGACTGTCGAGCCGATTTGAACCGTCGCACCTGCCACGCAGCGTATGAGCCGGAATCCGGTATTTGGTTTGAACGTCGCGGCATAGTAAGTGCCACCGCTCCCGACAGGTGCGACGGTTCCACGACAGAGCACTTTAGCGAAACTCACCGTACCCGTAACAGATACAGTCGCCGTCATTTGGACGTTACCAGAATTAGCGTCCTGCGTGTTGAAATAGGCACTTATCTGCGATGTTGTGCCGGTTGCGCGAAGGCTGTTCGGGGTACTGGTAAAGACCGTTGTCGATGTGTCGTAACCGGTATCGTACGTCATGCCCGCAGGCAGTGCAGGAGCGGTCACACCGTCGAAGTTTTGCGATGCAATCGTCGTTGGCATGAAACCGCTCCATCAAACTACCTAGTCACCAGAAACGAACTGTTCAACCATCGCATCTGCTACTGCGCTGCCGTATGCTTCACGCGCTGCCGCCTGAGCCGCCGCAAACGTTGCACCCAGAAAGTTCACAGTGCCGCTTTTCAGCAGGTCTGTGTGCAGTGTAGTATCACGCGGCGCATTGGGATCGGGACGGTCACTGACAGCAATAAAATAGACCGTTGCCACGACGTTGCTGTCTGCCCACGCCGTCGAAAACTGCCCGCGTCCGTCGATTACAAACCCTGCAAGCGGTCTGTGATAGGTGAATGTACCGTCCTCGACTGTCAGTATGTCAGGGCTTGAATAGTAGATTTTTCCGACTAGATTGAGCGGCATTAGTGCAACCCTCCCGAAGTCCACGCCATAAGTTTTGTAATCAGCGCGGTCTCGCTGATCGTATGATTTATCACTGCCACAATCGCGTCATGCACGACGCCTGTTTCGTGTGCGTAATCTACGATCGGAGGCGTGACCGTCCCAAGCAGCGTACGGAAATGGTCTTTGTCGATATTACCGCGAAACAGGTCACGCACAGTTCGAGAAACAGTTGAAATCTTGTCTTCCATATTGGACGCTCGCTTTCCTACGCATTCCCCTGTCTATCTCAAAACGGGGACGATCTCGCGGCTATTACTCATTGCGACGCGCCCCTCCGACTGCCACCATTCGTGGTAGTGGGTATGGTTGCGCCAGTCCATGCTTTTCGCTTCGCTCCGAACCGGATGGTTCGGAGGCAGGTTGTACACGTCGTAGCGGTCGATCAGCACGACACGAGACGGCAGACCGGGCTGCATACCGCCCCAGTGCGCTTTGTCGTCTCCGCTCCATGTGGTAGGGCGTCCACCACCTAAGCGGGGAACGAAATGACGCGCCTGCATAAGAGTGTCAAAAACAACGATCCGCCCCTCTTTATCGCTAAAAAGGGACGGATCGGAGGCTCCGAACTCATATATGCCCAGTACGGTATAACCCTGCGGGCGCATTTCGAGGTCAGGAGGTGATGTCACTGAGCAAATACCCTCCGAGGTAGTTTCCGTTAACGTCTACTGCGACAGCCTTGAAGTCACGCAGGAACGACGCTTCGATGATCTGCCCTTTTCGCTTCTCATCACGGTAGCGGCGAATCGTAACACCGCGTGCGCCGGACGTGTCGTCGGGAGCCTCGAACTGTCGGAACGAATGCAGGCTGCGAGGGCCGGTGTCGTCAGAACAGTAGTAGACAAGAGCGATGTTCTTACCGCCGCTATCTACCCATGTGTTACCGGTGGCAAGCACCTGTCCGTCGGTCGAAGTGGCTTTCTGGTTCGCGCCTTCGATGACTTCCAACCCCAGAATGTTAGGCTCCAGCCCGCTGTTTGTCAGGCTCATTTTGCTGACATATTTAAACTGGTCACGGAACAGAGGATGCTGTGCAAGGTAACGCGCACCGTCAACCGTAATCAGCACTCGGTTCGCTTCACGGAACATATTCTGAATGACGTAGAGCTTGCCTGCAATGAGGTTGATTAGCGGGGAACTGTTCGGCTGTGCATACGCTTTCCAACTCGAATCACCAGCGTTGGTGCCAACGCCGGTAACAAGGGTTTTCTTGCCAGCGACAGGGTATTTCGCCGTGTTGCCAATTAGTGCGGCAATACCGACCTCGATGTCGTTGTTCAGACGGTTTGTCAGGAACAGCGCAGCGTCGGCGTCCGGTGTGAGCGGCGAGTCAGCAAGGGCAGTTTCTGCGTCGGAAACGAACTGCCGCAGCGCGAATTCACGCGCATAGTAGCCGTCGGTTCCGATCGTGTAGTTGATTTCTGCGGCTTCGGCGTTCGGTTCGCGCTCGGCGTTGGATTTGCCGTTAACGTCGATGGTCGTGTTACCGAGCATCATCGAACGGTCATAGATAAAATATCTGTCGGAACGTTTCTGTACCGGCAAAATAGGGGCGACTTTCTCTGCAACGAACAGTTCATTGCGATATAGGATAGACAGGTTGGTAAGTGCGCTGTCAATGTGGATGGCTGCCAGTCCGGGCATAAGTCACAATTCCTTTCTATTCGACGACCGTGCCGGGGGTAAGCAGCACATCAACAAGGGTGTCCGTCGCATCGCCAGCAAGCCGCGTCTGCAGTGCAATGCCTATCAGACCACGCAGGGTTGTACCGGGTGCGCCGGGAGTGGCTTTCGTAACGCGTCCGAACACGTCTGCGATTTTCACCGAACTGCCCATGGGGATTGCAACTCCGGTCAGAAATCGGCACTGCACAATGCCTTCTACAGTTACACCCGTGTAAAACGTGATGGAACCGGTAGAAGGGAATACACTAACGCCGACAATGCCTGTTGCACCGGCGGTGGCAGGGAGCGACAGGTTACCCACGTTGGTGACAGAGGCGACCAGTACGGTGTTTGCCGGGATCGCCGTATCACACGGAAATGATTTAGTAAGTACAGGAGTCTGGTAAGCCATTAGTTGTTAACCTCCTGAGCGTCACGGTAGGACGTAGCCAGATCGACGTTCTCCGAACAGACTTGAGAAAACGCCGCTTTGATGTTGATATTCTGCTCTTTGGCGCGAACAGCAGCGAGGGCAACCAACTGCTTGCCTGCATCCTCGTTGGGGTTGGTCGAGCGCATATCCCGACCGCTGTCAGTGATCGCCCGAATCGCAGGGAACGCCTGCAGTGATGGGAGGATCGCGCTGAAGGCTGCGGGGGTTTTAAGGATGATATTCTTGTAACCATCTGCCTGAGCCGGGGTTACTTTCATCTGCCGAACCAGCTGATTGAGGTCTGCAAGCAGCGTCTTTTCCTCGCCTTTGGCTTTTTCTGCCACGAACTCCGCCATAATCTTGGCGTTGTCGGCTTTCTGCGATTCGAGCAGCGCAATGACGGTCTTGAACTCAGCCGAATCGGAAAACGATGCCGCATTTACGGCGGGAGCCAGCGCAGGAACGACAGGCACTTCGACTGCAGGCAGTTTAATGTCTGCAAACGCCGCCGCAATCTCAGTATCTTCAGGCACACGGCCGAGACCGAAAAGAGCCTTGAATTTATCAAACATAGTTATCTTTCTTTCCGGCAGTGGGTCTGCCTGATTTGTTGGGGTTATGGGAACGACTAAATCTGTTTCGATGGCTGAGAACGCCGACATGAGTGCAGCGTCCTGTATGCGCGGGTTTCGCACAAGTGCAAGCCCGATCAGCTTCTTTGCGTCACGGCTCCACTCGGCAGACACTTTGTATTCAAGATTGTTTTCTTGATAGATAGCGTCAATATGCTTGTTGATATGCGTGTCTGCAAACAGGTTTGTACCGTCATGCCAGACGCGCTGTATGCTCCCGATGTAGCCATCGAGCGGGCTTGCAGCGTGTTCGAAGTTCATGGGCCGCGAGGCTTCGAAATTGTTCGCAGCCTCTTCCATTTCATCTGCCGACAACGCGAAGTCTTTGTCTTTATAATCGCCGGTCTGAAATATCTTGCCGGTACGCAAAACAAAACCGCCCTCGGATTGCTCCGGGGCGGTGGAATCATTCGTATTCATTTTTGCCTCTTTAACCTAACTTTTCCCAGTCACCGATGATTTCTTTGGCTTTTAGCACGAGCGCAGGCACTTCGTCATAGACCGGCTCTGAGTAGTCACCGTTACCTACAGAATCGCGCTTGTGATCTTCCCACCATTCCATGACCAGCAGTGCAAGTTCGCGGGCAAAATCGGGCATAACATCAGCCTCCTGTCAAGAGTTGCTACTAATGCCATTTATTCTAGCTTCGACGCGATACAGAAGCCGCATGAGACTGTCTTTGCCTTCCATGTGCAGCATAATGCCATGCTCCGAACCACAGGTAAAAGAAACAGACCAGCCTGTTTCCGTTCGGCAAACCAAAGTGCCAATAGGGATTGCAAGCATCAGATCACCAATATAGGGCGATTCGTCCAGTATGACATCAGCCTCCTGTCAAGAGTTGCTACTAATGCCATTGTACCCTATTTACTCATGGTTCGCATCAGTATCGGTGTCAGTCGGTTAAGCCACTGCTCGCACTCATAATCAGACATTTTAGCGACTTTGCCTGAGTTCTTTGCGTCGGCTATCTGCTGCTCTGCTTCCTGTTTCGCCGCCGTCTCCTGCTCCAGCAGCTTCTGTTCGTCGGCGTCAATCGGTGGCAGGTTCATCAGTTCGCGTATGATTTTGCTCTGGCTCGGCAGGTTCCCGATCGTATTAAGGATTTGCAGTGCCTGAGCGGTCTGGTATCGGTCTGTCTCGTCGTCGCCACCCAGATTGAGTTTCGGCGCAAGGCTCATGTCCACGCCGGGGAAGTTGTACTGCAGCAGGCGGCGGATTATCTGAGAGTTGATAACGCCCTCTAAATCCATTCTCCCACCACCAACGAAGTATTCACCCGTCGCTGCGTGTACGTCACTGCCTGCACTGGTTGCGCCGTGACTGCCTTCGCCTGTCGAGAGCGTGTTGCCAATGATGTTGGTGGCGATCTGCTGCGCGTGATATTTCTTTTTGAGGTCGAACCACGCCCCAATACCGGTAGGAGCAGTCACGAGTTCGTAACTGATATTGTCAGGTATTACGACCGACGCCGCAGAGCGAATCGTGTCTGCGGCGGCTGTAGCAGACGCAGAGTTGCCACTACCGGACGGATACTTCATAATCAGAACCGGCGCACCCCAACGCTCGACCGCAAGGTTCTCGAACTGCATTGTCTTGTCGAGACTCAGATAATCTTTGTAACACGCTCGCCAGTCGCCGTTACCGTTTTGCAACGCCGAATCGGGGTTGTAGCAGTAGTAGAGCGCGCGGTTGACCGGCACATCGTACTGGTAACCACCTTGAGGAGTGTAAGACACGAAATAGTTCAGCGCACCCGTCATAGGGTCGCGGTCGAAGCCGATCTGCTTTGCGTGTTTGTGCGAATAAAAGGCCGGTCGGATAAGTCCTGTGTACTCGCCGTCCTCGATATAGTCCCATACCACGTCAGCCACAGAAAAGCCGTCCCACATGGCACGCATCGTCATAAACAGCACGGCGCGGAAGTCCTGCTGCTGTCCAGACTCGGAAACAATGTTGCTGAAACACCACTCTACGAAGTCGGAGTATTCTTTAGCCTGCTCGTACCGCTGATCGAGCGGGTCTTGTACGGCTGGGTCGATTTTCCAGTTATCCGACAGAATTGAGTATCGCTTGAGATTGAACGGAGCGCGACACGCTGCCATCGTCAGCATTTTCTCGGATTCTTCATAGCCCTTCTGCCGCGTCAGCGCATCGAGGCTGTACGGCGGGAAACGAAACGACTGCCGAAAGATACTGTCCCAGTCACCCATTGACGGCTGTATGAGGCTCTTAGGCGGCTTGGCTACGATATTCGATTGTCGGTCACGTCGTGCAGCCATATGTTTAGTATTTATCCCATTCGGCAAACTCAGATGGTTGCAGTGTTTCGATAACACGCGCTGCTTCGGTCAGGCTCGTACTGCCACTCAAAAAAGCGTACACACAGGCGTCGCCAAAGTCGGGTGACTGGATGCCGCGCTTCTTCATGTCCTGTTTAGATTCGATCAGGATTTTACCCGCCGTGTTATGTCGATAGAGCGGCATGGACAACTGGTTGATTAGTTCCGCATGGTTGGGTATGCTAATCATTTCGTCGGGGTCGTGATGGATACCCAACTCCACGAACTCAAAAGCGCACTCGAATCGGCGTCGGAGCAGCCACCAGCCTTCCGCCCGCAGGTTGCCGAACTGTGCATAGGACGTCAAGCCGTTTGCCCAGATTGTTGTCTGGCTTGCAGGCGCGTTCCCCTGCACGGGATGGAGCACAAACTTCAGTGCTGTCTCGCCTGCCGCGAACGTCCCGGCTATGGTTGTACCGATCCCGTCGGCGTCATAGTTGACAGTACGACAACTGCGCTTGTCTACCTCGTCCCGCGCCTTCCATGCCGTCTGCGTCGTGTTCATTTTGCACCAGTCGAGTATCTCCTGCACGACTGAGCCAGAACGGAACATGAGAACAGTTTTATTGGTGCCTTCGGCGGCTATGTCCCACCCGGCTACATAATCGCCTGTCGCGGGAATGGCAAGGTTAACGGCTGCGCGTACCCATGCGGCAGGGATTGTAACGCCCTCAAGCGACGCTGAATAGTCAATGTCGTATTCCTGCGCCCACGTCACTTCGTCGATGTCTAATTTCTTTTTTGCCGCCCATTCAGGCGTTTTGCGAGGATCGTCAGTCCAATGGAAAGTAAATACAGGAACGACACCCTTGTGTCGTTTGACGTAAAATGCGCCCCCAATGCCATTGGGAGTACTAACATCAATCCTAACATTAGTTGTAGCAGATAGACTAGACTCCACGAGTTGAGGATGTTCAAGAAACGCTGATTCATCGACAAAATACCTCGTCTGTCTGCCGCCGCGTCCGATCTGATCGCCACCCTCGCCGGTAATCATGTTACCATTCGCCGGGTTGACTATCTTGCAGTAGCCGTCGTGTTTGCCACTGACAAACCCAGCCGGTTTGAGAAAGGCAGGCAATGCTCGCACAGCAAATCGTATCTTTTCCAAGATCGTATCAAGGTTTCCGATCTTGTCAACAAGGTCAAGCTTGCGGCTTCCGAACCCAGTCGAGTCGCCTTCTCTAAACAGCCAGCAATGAAGGGCGTACACACAACACAACCACGTAAAGCCAACATCTCTTGATTTTTCTGCAAGACCGTTCTCGCCGGCATCGTCGCGCTCTTTGAGCCAGTGCAGGAACTCTTCCTGCTTGGGGAAGAGCAGGAACGGGATGGTAGCGGGTGTGCAGCGTGGGTCATAGGTTTTAACATAGGTATTGCAAAAGTAAACGATGTCGGCGGCACAACGATCAATCTCGTCTTGATGAGGATTGATTATCGTGTTATCACTAATACCCGCTATCTTCTCCAGCGTCAGCTTTAAGGATGGCGAGAGCCTGTTCGGGTGTAATGCTGTTGAGGTCAATCGCGCTTCGATCCTTCTGCCCTAGCATATTCTTACCGAGCCATACGAGCATAGCAGGGTTGCCCTTCATTGCAAGCTCGAACTGTTTACCGCGCAAAGAGGCACGTCCGTTAGATTTGCCTGTTACTAATGCGACTGCATACCGGCGCGTTAGCGTATCAGACGAGCAGCCCAGCTTCGCGGCGATCTCTTCATTCGTGCAGCCACATCCTGCCAGCAGCTCGACTTGCTTCGGGTCGATGTTTTTAGGTGGGTTAGACATTGGTTGCCTTCGATACAGGTATCAGTTTATTATTCTTGAATCGCCTGTAATCTACCTGATGCTGCCACCTGCCCCATTTTCGGGTGATCTTGGTCACGTCGGGATGTTGCAGGTAGAGTGATTTCGCCATTTCAAAACGCCCGTCAAACTCGTCTGTCTGGGCATAGAGTAT